GGCCGAAAGCCGCCACCGTCATGAGCGCCCTCTCAGGCTGGCTGCTGCCGCGCGGCTCGAGGGTGGAGTTGAACCGGGATGAGTACGTGCAGCCGGGCCCGTACGAGCGGGCGCAGACGGATGCGATCCTGCACGGGATCGTTGACACCGCTACCGGGCAGCCCGCCAAGAGCGTGTCGGAGATCCGGGAAGCGGAACGGTTCACCGACCCGGCCCCTGAGCTGGTGGAAGGAGTGCTGCGATGAACGAACCAGAGAAACCGGTCGGGGAGCTGTTCTACCGGACCGCCCGGCAGATCGGCGTGAGTTTCCCCGACCGCACCATCGAGCTGATCGTGATGCCCTACGAGACCGAGACGCTCGTCGAGCGGTCCGGCCGGATGGTCCAGGAGATCCTGTCCCGTGGCGCCTTCGACGGATTGGAACGCAGGGCTAACCGGATCAGGGTTAACCGTGACCACGACGTAACCCGCACCGTCGGCCGCGCCGTCAAGTTCCAGCCCTCCCACCAGGAAGGCCTTGTTGCGACGATCAAGATCGCGAAGACACCGTTGGGTGATGAGACCTTGACGTTGGCGGACGACGAGATCCTCGACGCGAGTGCAGGGTTCCTGCCGATGCCCGGCGGCGAAACGTGGGAGCACCGCAACCGTGTCCGGCTGACCAAATGCTGGTTGGGGCATATCGCGATGACACCGGACCCCGCCTACCAGGGCGCGAGAGTGTTGGCTGTCCGCAACGCGGGCACGATCGCGACCCCGAACCTGGACCAGGTTCGTGCATGGCAGCTCGAGCAAAGGTATGCTCAGCTCGACCGTTGATCTGCCAGCCGTTGATGACCACTGGGTGGGCCGGCTGTTGAGGGTGACACGGACGCTCGAGCGAGACCAAGTCAACTCGCGTCCATAAGGAGCCACCCGATCATGGGAGCAACCGATCAGATTCTCGCCAGGTATGCGGGCGAGAGCGAAGAGAGCCAGAAGCTTGTCGACCAGTTGGTCGAGGAAGCACAGAAGGACGGCCGCGACCTGAGCCCGCAGGAGATGGAGCTCGTCACCCGGGCCCGCGACAAGATGCAGAAGATCGGTGAGCAGATGGAGCCGCTGATGCAGGCCCGCGACCTCGCCACCCAGAGTGAGCAGCGGATCGCGCAGATCCACGAGTTCATCACGCCCGGCCAGGCACCCCAGAAGGTCGAGTACCGGTCGGCGGGCGAGTACATCCTCGACTACTGGAAAGCCGGCCTCGGTGGCGAGGACGAGCAGAAGCGGCAGCGGTTGTTCCACCGTGCCGCCGCCCACCAGACCACCGCCGACAACCCCGGGCTGCTGCCGCAGCAGATCCTGCAGCCGGTCCTGAACTGGGTCGACCAGTCGAGGCCGGTCACGACCGCGTTGGGGCCCCGAAACCTTCCGGCCGGATCGTGGAGTAGGCCGAGGATCAGCCAGCACACGAACGTCGCCCCGCAGGCCGGTGAGAAAACGGAGCTGGTGTCCCGGAAGATGATCATCGGGATGATCCCCGTCACCGCCACCACCTACGGCGGCTACGTGAACGTCTCCAGGCAGAATCTGGACTGGAGCCAGCCGGGGATCATGGACCTGGTCGTCAACGACCTCGCCGGCGTTTACGCGCAGGAGACCGAGAAGGCGTTGTGCACCGCGATCGACACCGCCACCACGGCGGGCCCGACGCTGCCGACCGGCGTCCCGACCGCCGCCCAGGTGACCGCGGCGATCTGGGCCGCAGTCGGTTCCGTGTACACGGCGACGAAGGGTGCCGGCCGCGTCATCATCGCCGTGTCCCCCGACATGCTCGGGATGATCGGGCCGCTGTTCCCGCCCGTCAATCCGCAGAACAGCCAGTCCAGCGGTTTCAGCGCAGCCGATTTCGCCACCGGGGCGAACGGGTCGGTGTCCGGCCTGCAGGTTGTTGTCTCGGCCGGCTTCGACGCCGCCACGGTCATCGTCATGTCGACCGCTGCGGTCGAGGTGTACGAGGACCGGATCGGCTCCCTCCAGGTCGTCGAGCCCTCCGTGCTCGGCGTCCAGGTCGCCTACGCGGGCTACTTCGCGCCGCTGGTGATCGAGCCGACCGCCATCATCGAGATCACCAAGACACCATGAGCGGCGCCCAGTTCGACGACCCGAACAGGCAAGCGGTAGGGCTCGAGCCGGCATGGGCGGAAGGCACCGGCGGCAGCGACACCTCCGCCGGCGGTGGAGGGCCGCCACCGGAGAACGGTGACGAAGGGCTGCCGGCCCGGCACGCGCCACTCGACGACCTCGCGAAGGAACGCGGCGTCGAATGGAGCCGTGACGACCTGACGGTTGCGGAGAAACAGCAGGAGCTTGGGGGTTAGTCGTGTACGCGACGACCACCGAGCTGGCACGGATGTTGCAGCTCGGCACTCCCTCCCCAGCGCAAGAGGCGGCGCTGGGGAGGGTGCTCGAGGCCGCGGCTGCGGAGATCGACAACCACCTCGGCCTCACCGTTTCACTCGCTGAGCCGTACCCGGACAGCGTTGTCACGGTGAACCTGCAGATGGGTGAGGAGTTGTGGCGGCAGGAAACGAACCCGCACGGTGTCGTCGTCGTCGCCGGTGACCAGGCGATCTACCCTGGCCGCACCAGCTGGCGGCGGTGGGCGACGATGCTGCTCCCCTACAAGGAAGGGAACTGGGGGGTTGGCTAGCAGCCTGATCGAGGTTGCTGAGGCAATGGCCGCCGCCCTGGAGCCGCTGCGCGACAGCCTGCCGGAGCTGCAGATCACGCCGTACCTGCAGTCGAACCCGACCCCACCCTCGATCGACATCTACCCGGCCCCGATGTTTCAGCGGCCGAGCGGGTTCAAGGATGACAGCGACACCTTCTGGGTTGTTCGCGCCAGAACGATCAGTGCTGACCCGACCGCATCCCAGCAAGCCCTACTCAGGCTGCTCGACCGTCGTGCGCCCGAGAGCGTCGAAACCGCTTTGACGGTCGACCAGTCGCTGGGTGGTGTGGCTCAGTCGGTCTGGGTGACCGAGGACGGCGTCAGCGGTTACACGGAGGTGCAGGAGGACCCGGGTGAGGCGACCGGCCGGATGATCAGTTGCGAATGGCAACTGGGAGTAACCCCAACCTAAGGAGGAGGAGGGATGCCGAAACGAATCGCGCTCAAAGACTCGGTGCTGGTCAAGACGATCGACCTCAGCAATTTTTCCAGGTCGGTGAAGTTCGGGTCGGAGCATGAGCGGGTCGACGTAAGCGGGTTCAACGCGACCGGCTCGAAAGAGTTCCTGGCCGGCGAAACAGAACAAGAAGTGACCGTCGAGTTCTACGGGAGCTATGGGACAGGTGAGGTGCACGCAACCCTGTACCCGATCCACAAAAACCGGGAGGTTGTTGCGTTCGCGTGGCGCCCCGACCAGACCACCCCCGTGTCCGCCACGAATCCGGAGCTGCGCGGGAACGTGCAGTTGCTGACGTACAGCCCTGGTGCCACTCGGGGTGAGGCGGACACGTTCGAGGCAACGTTTACTGCCGGTGACGCGGCCGGGCTCGCGTTCGTCACCGCCCCCTAGCTCGTGGACACGTTGACGATTCAGGGAGTCGCCCCGTGGGACGGTGAGTACCCGTTGGACGCGGAGGCGGAGCCGTTCACCTACCGGGAATGGGGCTACCTGAAACGGTACGCCAACTACCTCCCGCTGACGTTGAAAGACGGGCTCGAGGGGAGTGATCCGGTGTTGTTCGCGGTGCTGGCGTTGATCGTGTTGCGCCGCGCCGGCCGCATCCAGGAAAGCGAGCTGCAGGCAACGTTCGAGCGGTTCCTCGATGCGCCCTTCAGCTTGGAGGAGGGCACCACCGTCCGGCTTCACCTCGAGCCCGACCCGGAAGAGGGTGATGCCGCCGGCCCCCCACAGGAAAGCTCGAACGGGAACAGCAGCATTTCTGGAACCAGTTCGAGCAGGAACTCGGGGCCGGTTGGGACCCCCGTCTCGGCTACTTCGGGGTCACCCCAGCCGGCATGAACGACCTCACCCCCACCCAGCTGCTCGACTGTGTCCGGCTGTTCGACGGCCTGCACGGGATCCCCAACTGATGCGGGCGCGTCAGCAGCAGCCGGCGACTCTACGAGTGAAGGGGTTCACGGCGTTGCAACGCGATCTCGCGAAAACAGAGAAGCGGATCCGTGACGACATCCACCAGCAGATCCGGCAGGCAGCCGAACCGATCCGCCGGGACGCCGAGACGTTCGCCCGGCACCGGATCAGCCACATCGGCCGGCAGTGGTTTCGGATGCGGATCGGGCTCACCCC